AGTTGTCTTGTGTTACCACAAACATTACATACATAATTTAACATAGTTTTTTTGTTTTAAAATAAAGGAGAGCAAAAACATTTAATATTATTATATTGGCACTATGCCTACTCTCCCTTATTTAGTTTTAAATCATCTAACTCAAACTCCAAATGTGCAATAGCTTTCTTTATACATTCTTCAGGTCTATTATGCTTAAAATTTGCCCTTAACAAATAAGTTACTGCATTACCTACATTGTAAGAAAGTTCCCAATCTGATACAACTTTCCTAGCTTCGTATTTATAATTCTTTCCTATATAATAGTTAGGTATTCTTTTATCCATATTTTTCTTTTATTTTTTTTATTCCTTGAAAACAGTTATTTAGACAAGTACCACAATTACTTGTAGGTTTGTATCTTGTACCATATATTGTGTTATA